TTATATTCTGACGGTCGACTGTTTACCCCTTTTTGAGCAACTCTATCAGCAGAACCTTTTGCGGCTTTTGTACCAGCGGGAATAACTCCATCTTCTTTGATTGCATCATTATCAAAATAATACTTTTGTGACTTACTCAACAGAAAGATGTACTCATGCGCTTTGGTGCATCTGTCCTTGACACTCTCGGGCATAGGGTTAGGTTTGTTCCAGATGATGTCTTGACGAAGATACCATCCGTCCTGTTGCAATGCGAACGCAACACGCCATGGAATACCAATCAAATCTTTTGGTTTCTGTCCTTCAGGAACTATCCTATTTGGTAACTCACCGATGATTGTTCCCTTCGATGACCCCTGTTTCGTGTCGCTTGTGGTTGAACTATGAACCGTACCATCTCCATTACGACCTTTACCATTACCCGCATAACTGTCACCAAGATTCAACCAGACCGTTCCATCGTCTCTCAGTACTCTCTTCACCTCACGAAAGACACGAACCAGTGATTCAACAAACTCATCAGGTGTTGGCTCAAGTCCAATCTGACCATCATTACCATAGTCACGCAAACCAAAGTATGGTGGTGATGTAACACAACAGTGTACACTCTGGTCTTCCAGAGTCTTCATCTGTTCGATACAGTCACCAACCAGTACTTGATAATCACTCATCAATGTCTTCCTTCAACAGGTCATTCTCTCTTAGGAATGACAGGGTGAGTTCAACACCCCTTCTCTTTCCATAATCCATTCCTAACATGTAGGTTGCGCCTGACACTCCCAGCGCCCATAACGTGTGTTCTAGTGTGCTCATATTTTGAAGTCCAAAAACTTTTCACTGTTTATTTTTTCACCCGAAGATGAATTATCAAATGCCGGGCCCGTATCTTCTTCTACTTCAGATGTCTGTTCACAATCATACAGTCTCATCTTCGAACGATCAACTCCAACAACAAACCGTTCATATGTAGTAGGATCATTATACCTGTTCTTCAACTGTTTGACAAGCATTTTGTTTTGACTCGCAAGTTCAGAATTACTGATCAATGCGAACATGAAATCTGCGGTCGCGGGTAGACCGAATGACTCCGAAGTATCTTCGAGTCCGACATCATCATTTGAGTAACCCGAACGAGTAGTCTGAGTTGCACTCACGATGGGGACATCAAACTCAACCGCAAGTCCGCGAATCTCTTCTGCGATCGACTTGATATAACTGTAAGAGTTGATCGCACCACCCATTCCTTTCATTCGTGCGGACGCACAGATGTTGAGATAGTCAATGAATATAATATCTGGTATAAAGTTCTTCTTCAGTTTCAACTCATTCAACAATGCACGAAAGTGACTGGTGTTCGCCTGACCTGTTGGGTATTCTTTGATAATCAACTTACCCTGAGTCTTTTTGGCGAGGTCTGAGACCCTATCATGAAACATATCCTTGGATAGGTTCTCTAGTTGGTCAATCGGAATGTTCAATAGGTTCGCATCAATTCTCTCTGCGATTCTTTCTTCTGCCATCTCCATGGTAATGTAGAGAACATTCTTACCCTGAGATAATGCGGCGCCACCCATGTGACACATGAACAAACTTTTCCCAACGCCGGTTCCAGCTAAAGCAATGTTCAGGGTCTTGTTAGGCAACCCGTCTTTGGTTACGCGATTAAAGTAATCAAGGTCAAACGGAATTCGTTCTTCTTTCTCATGATAAAAGTCAAACCGCGCATCAATATTCTCAAGGTAATCATGACCGATGTTGGTATCAAATGTGACCGCAAGTGCCTTACTCAGAACCTCGGGAATCGCATTCTTAGACAGACTCTTGTGTTTACCATCAATAATAGAGATTGACTCCATCACCGCGTTGTAGACCGCACGATCCTGACACCACTTCTCGGTTCGATCAACTAACCAATCTAGGTTTTCTTTTTCTCCCGGGATGAAAAGATTCGGAAGAATTTCCATTGCATGTCGATATTGTTCATCAGACATTCTGTCTGCATTATCGATCTCGATCTTGAACGCTTCGAGTGATGGTAGTTTGTTATACTTTGCAATGAACTTAGTAAATTCACGAAAAAGGCTGCGATATACTCCATCAAAATAATCTGGTGAAATAAACGCAGCCACCTTTCGTGCATACTCATCATTGGTAATCAGATTTTTCAGTATTGTTTGTTCAAGATTGATATCCACTATTCCCTCTCATGAGTCACCAACCAACCTTCAGCGTGCGCTTTCTCTAGAATGTCTTCCAGAATATCAGCAGCATGTTCCTGAAGGTCTACATTATCAGAAGTCAAATTTTCATCAGGAGAGTATGTTACCATAAAATTAAAGGTCAGGCAATCTCTTGTTCCATCAAACGCGACATTTCCGTAACGAATGGTAGTCTCGACAAACTCACCCTTCAAGATTCTAATCTCCCATGCTTGTTCGTTAGGAGAGTCTTCTACAGGAATGAGTTTATAGTCAACACCCTCAGATACTTTATTTACATCAATTTTCTTCGACATCTTCTACAATCTCATTGGGGTCAACTTGTTCAGGTAATCCAATCTTATATTGTTTTTCAATAAAATCTTCGAAGTCGGTAAACTCAAAGATGGGGGTCCAAAACTCTTCTTGTAATGTGTCTGCGAGTCTAACCTTGGGGTCCATGATTTCACCAGTGTCTCGATCAACCCTCGCGTACCAACCATTGCTTGGTTTGGTGACATAACCACCCGCAAGTGCGACATCAAGGAGTCCTGACCATTTCTGGACTCCGCCTTCCCAAGAAACTGAGATAGGAATTCGAGACTTTTCTTTGACATACCGAGACTTCTCGACATTGATGATAAAGTGATAACCCTGAATCTCTGTACCTTTTTTGTCTTGTTGACGGCCAAGAATCCAGATGTTATCTGCACTGTAGTAGATGCCAGTGCCACCACCCACAACATCTTTGGGGAACAACCCGATTTCTTTATAGGTGTGGTTGACCGCAAGTAAAGGAATATTCTTCATATTCAAGTATGGTGTGATCATTCGGAACAGACCTTTAAGTGCCTTCGCACGAGACATGTCTGCAACAGACTTCTCGTTGATCGCGTCTTCAAGTTCTTTCTTTGATGCAAGGTTACCGATAGAATCAATCACAACGATCACATCATCGTCTCGACCAAGTTCTTCTAACTGCGCAATGATATCAAACTTGAGTTCTTCGACATTCGCAATCGGAGTATGCAACACGCGACTGGTGTCAATACCGAATTGTTCAAAGTAAGACTGGGGAGAACCAAACTCACTATCATAAAATAACAGAACCGCATCTTCCTTTTCGCGAAGGTATGCACCTGCCATCAACAAGGCGAATGATGTTTTGAAATGTTTAGACGGACCAGCAAGTACCGTCAGTCCGGGTGTGACACCACCCTTGGTAGAACCCGAGAGTGCCACATTCACCATGGGCACATCGGTCTGAACCATATCTTTTTCCGTGAAGAACTTACTGTCCGCCAGCACTTCCGTTGTCTTGACTTTCGAGTTCTTCTTCAGTTTGTCCATTACGCTCATTATTTTCTCCATTAGATGTAGTTTTTCTATAACGTTCATTGATCTCTGCAACTTTTTCTAGAAGATCAAATGAAATTTTGTTTCCGTGTCTATCCTTACCTTCCGAGAATTTTAAGAACGCATCTAAATCTCGGGGGAGTTTTTCTCCGCCATAACCACGTTCTCGATCATATCCCGGAACACGAGTGTGTCCAATACCGACTCGTGGATCCTTTCCTACTGCATTTACAACCATATTATAACTACAGAAATAAGAGTTGACAAGATCATAAAGTTGATTAAAGAACGTGACTTTAGTTGCAAGGAAGGAGTTTACTGCATATTTTACAAAGGATGCCTCGCAACCACTCATGCGATAGTAGTCTCTAGCCCGACACAAACTAAACACCTCATAAATCTCAGCAAGTTCTGCGGTCGCTCGTTCGGTTCCGCCAAGAATTTGATGATCTGCATTTACAAATTGTTCTTCGGTGTCATGGGAAGTAAAGAATTGTGGATTATAGACAAACCGATCAACACCATCTTCGAACATAGAATTGTAAAGTCTATCTACAATATCGGGAGTGAGAGTAGACGTTACGACAGTAAGTGCTTCGGTGTGTTCTATAAGTTTTAAGACTGCATCTTCTACGAAAGACGCATCAACAAATCCTGTTTTCTCATTCACCTCGGTTTCGGTACAGATGAAGACACACATCGGATTGAAAGTCCAATAGATCATCGACTGTATTGTCATGTTTTGGATCCACAACATGCAGATCAACGAGTGGGTGACTGAACGCATATTCAAATGCTTGTCCGATGTGATTGTGTCCAACAATTCCTACCCTTAAAGGATTGTCCGGTCCGATTGGTCTCTGTTTGTCCGCAGTGGTCGGACCTGCGTCTTGTGGTAAATATTTGTCAAAATCATCTGCCATTATAGTTCTCCGTACTTACTTGTGTAATCAACATACCATTCATAAAATCTCTTTACACCTTCATTTATACTCACCTTTGGTTTATATCCATACTGACCCAACTTGTCGATATTACTCCATGTCTCGACAGTGTCAGCCGGGTGTTTTTCAACCATGTTGGTGATTGCTTTCTTTCCACAACAGGATTCGATTGCTGACACAAAGTCAACAAGGTCGACCTGTTCGCCTCTACCTATATTAAAGATTTCGTTGGATTCGATTTTACCTTCATCAAAGTTCTTCATGACAATCTCGATGCCATCCAGAATATCATCAATATAGGTGAAGTCTCTTTTCATCTTTCCATAATTATACAGATCGATCGGTTTGTTGTCAAGTACCGAACGAACAAATTGGAAGAGTGCCATGTCCGGTCTGCCCCACGGACCATAGACCGTAAAGAATCTAAGGCCAACATTTTGTAAACCCGAAGACTTGAACTGACACTCATTCACAAACTTGGTATATGCATAAGGATTCAGTTGATGACCACGGATATCGTCTTCGACCCAACCAGTTGCAGGCATAGGTGTCCCACCATAAACCGAACTTGTTGATGCATAGATAACCTTGACATCCGGATTATGTTTTCTGAATTCATCAATTAATAATTGAGTCCCATCAATATTATTTGAGTGATATTCATTTTCTTCGCCCATAGATTGTCTCACCCCAGCATGAGCAGCTAAATGAATAATATAGTCAAAGTCAGTTCCATGATGAACCATCACACTATGAAGTATGATCCTACTCCTTACGTCTCTTTCATAGGTGGGAACCCCGTGAATTTTCCATCTGTTAGATTTCAGTTTAGAATCGTAAAGTTGCGCATTGAAATTATCGATACCGATAACCTCATGGCCATCTTGTTTTAGTCTTTTACAAAGTTGCGCGCCAATAAACCCAGCACACCCGGTTACAAATATTTTTTTCTTATCCATTATCCATTCCTGTAAATATATTCTAGTGCTCGGTCTGCTTCGGTGGTCATTGGTCGATTCTCATACCAGTTGCCTGTTTCTCGATCAAACTCTTTGCACAATTCTGCAATCTCGTTAGAGGTGATCGGATATCCACGTTCGACCGCTTTCCCTGCGATTGCGACCATTATCTGATACATCTTATGATACCAACCAGTATTGTTAATGTTCATATATTCGGTTGCTAATGATTTTGGCCAGAAGGGACAATCCCTGTAAGAAGACCAAACAAAGTCGGTATTATCTAGAGAATTCTTACGATGTTCTACGACTGCTTTTTGTAATTCGGGAGGCAGTCGGTCAAGGAAACTGTTTCCGGTCTTTTCTTTATATGGATATTTTGCAATCAGTTCTGAGACGTTAATTGACCCACCACAATGATTATCAAAAATAAAGTTGAAAGCATCAGGATATTGCGCTGGAACATAATACATTCTCGCAATATCTTTTGTTTGTGGGTCAGATATTTCACCCACATACTTGTTAAGGGCATACCAGAAAGACTTGACTCGATCGACCTCAACATGTTCGTCAGTTCGAAAGACGATACGAAATTTTGGTAGAGAGCAAGTACTTGAAGCAGTACTATAAACAACAAAATCAATATGACCAAATTTTCCATAAAGGTGTTCCTTTAACCTATCCAAATCGGAAGGGAGGTCATGATCATCCACATCAACAGCACACCAACCACCCCAATAAAGAGTATTTTTGCTACTGCGAGTAGTGCCTTCCTGAAAAACAGCAGGAGTAATAAGAGGGCTAGAATTATTTCCACCCTTCTGTCCTTTTAGTTCCGATATTCGATATAACCATTTTACAAAGTTTTCCCAAGAATGAAACTCAACCCGATTGTGGGTTTGATTATCAAATTGGTTTTTGAATAATGTAACTTCATATTTCATGACAGTAATTATACCATTGTCTATACCAAACTGTCAACCCATCACCCAAAGAAGTCTTCCAATGATGCGCGCGGTTCTGCAGTCCATCCGACCGCGTCCAGAATCGGGGTCAGTGGATCCAGAAAAGTTTTATCAAACATCTTGTCATAATCAATATATGAATGTAGGCCAAGTTCTTTGGGTAGTGTCAATGGGTATGAGATAATATTCTCATTGATTCTATTGGGTAGTCTCAGATAGACAAACTTTACTTTTTCACCATTATTAATCTTGGTGTACTTTCTGGTGAGACCATTCTTCTGGATTGCGTCATTGTAGACCAATGACCCCCGAACATGAATCGGACACCCTTTCTTATAGATTGTCTTACTGTCTTTCCATTTCTCTACCTGAGATACTCCACGTGGAAAGGACACATCTTCGGGCGGAAGATCCCTAAACTCTGATTTGAATTTTGAGATTGCCTGTTGGGTATCATCTTCGGTTCCACGAATGATGACCTCAAAGATATCCTTGAATTTATCCCGAACCACTTGGGGTGTCGATGACTTGACTGCCTCGATTCCCATCATCTTGAGTTTCGGTTTAGTGTATTGAACTCCCTCATTGTTGTTAACCGAAAGAATATAACGTTTCTTTGCAACCCAGATTCCTTTCTCTGCAATAACCTCACGACCCATCTCCATCCGATTCTCATATGCGGAGGTGATTCGCGCAAGTTCACCGTAGGCGGTACTCAGAACCTTCTCAAAGTGTTCTGAACAGATTTTGTCTAGAAACTTGACCGGATCCTTGGGTTGAAACTGATTAACCAAGTCGCCCATGCGAATGTAAACCGAATCGGTGTCGATCGCAATGACATAGTCTTGATCGGTTTTTAGAAGTTTTTGCATTTCTTCGTTGACCGCTTTCTCTGCCCATTTAATTGCGAGTTGACCGGCCATTGTAATAGACTCTGCGACACGTTGGTCAAAGTACCTAAACCACCGATTGCCCAAAGCACCATAAAGAGAGTTCATCAGAATTTTGATCGCCATCTGTTGATTATCCAAAGATGTGATTCGATTGTCCAATTCTTTACTTGGATTTGTCTGATACTCTTGTTGAAGTTTCAACATCTCTTTCTTGATGATTCGTCTGTCATCATAGTATTTTCGAATGATACTTGGAATGACACCTTCGGTGTTCCGAGAAAACTTCACGCCCGTAGGCGCAAGCGCGAAGTCCGAACCTTCGGTCGATATCTCTTTGTCCAGAACCCGTTCGACACTAACGTCATTTACAAATCCATCAAGAACAGTCTCGGGTGACATATTGTACTGAACAATAATATTGGGATACAGACTGTTAAGGTCAAATGAGGTCACCCATTCATGGGAACCGACCTGTGGTTCTTTAACATAACCACCTGCATACTGAGTTTTGGGTTTCTCGGTTTTTGGTGGACATGCGACCTTATTCTCATTCAGAATGCGATAGATGATGCTATCCCAAATATTGGTCGTACCCAACGTATCATTATAGTTGACACCACCACGATATGCCATGGTCAGGACCAAAGAGATAAGGTCGAGTTTGAGATCTAACTTCTCTACAAGTTCGACATCCTTGATGTTGTAGTCAATGAACTTTTGATAGTCTTCTTTGTAAAGTGTGTAGAGATTACCGTGTTCTTCATAAGATAGTTTGCGTTCCCCCAATACAACGTGTGCAATATGGTCCAGTCGATAAGACTCCTGCATTCCCAGAGTGTTATATGTAAACTTCTTGAAGATCTCCAGATAATCCAGTTGTTCGATTCCCTCTAACTTGAATTCAAGGTTAGACTGACCATTGATGGTAATGTTGTTTTCTCGAACCAAACCCCATGGAGAAAGTTTCTTTCCAAAATCTTGACCGATGGTTTTATTGATTCGATTAACCAGATAAGGAATATCAAAGAACCGAGTATTCCATCCGGTCACAATATCGGGGTGATTGCGAAACCAGTGGTCAACAAACTTCATCAGAAGAGACGATTCGTTATCACACTTCTCATAGACAATATCATGATCGGTATTCTTTGATACATCATAGTCACCCATGCCCCAGACGCGAAAGACCCCATTGTTTTCTCGGAGTGCGATCGAGATCACGGGTTTGTCTGCGACCGATGGTTCCGGGAATCCGTCATCCGATGCGACCTCAATATCAATCGCACAGACCTTGACATCTTCTCGGTTGAACTCAATATCTGACGGAAACTTTTCGGTAATGAACTGGGTGACAAAGTTGTTCATCCCATAGATTTTGAAATTGTCGATTCCCTCATATCTTTTTTGAAAGTCAGTGGCTTCCTTCATTGAATCAAACTGGATTGGTTCAACCTTGACCCGATCAATACTTGTCCAGCCAGACTTGTTATTGTCTGACTGAACAAATAAGGTTGGTTTATAGGGAATCTTTTCTTTTACCGGAACCCCATCGCGATAACCACGATAGAGAATATTGTTACCATAACGAACGACCGAAGTATAGAACTCTGTCATAACTCTCTCATAATTTGAATAATACTAGTATTGTACAACAAACCATCGAGGTTTGTCAATCAATAACTTTGAAATAAGGATATCTTTTCCAAGGTTCATCAATATGTTCTTGTTTATAACGATGATGTTCTTGGGTCACTTTCAACTTTTTAGATATGACCTGAGTCGTGGGATTTGGGGGACTGTCTTCCGGATTTGGGTCAGGATTATTGAAAAATCCATTTACCTTTCTACCAAATCCAAGTGTATCACACCCGCTCCATGGATGGATTACTGTGGGGTCGATACCAAGATAATTTCTTTTCTTAAGATAGTGATCGGTATAGTTTCTAAATAATCTTTCTACAACCCCGTAAGGGCCTGAGTTGATCCAGAATCTTTGGTCCTTCAACAAACTATATTGCCAACCCGCACAGTGGGGAGTGAATGAATAACAACCCATGAAAAGACCAATATTGAAATAACACACATCAACTTTACCAAGCATTTTCAACATATTGCGAAAGACTTTTTCATTAAGAAGATATGTGTCATGTTCCATAACCAAGAATCTTTCTTCAGACTCACCCTGCATTCTCATCAATTCCCAATGAGAACACATACCTGCTTTTTCGGTGGGAGAGTGATCTTCTTTTGAACCCCGATCAGCGTTCATCAAAGATGGTCTCCATTCATACTGAGATATGATGTTTTCAAAATCTGGATGTTCTGGTGTGATTGCGGGAAAGTCAATAAACTCTAGAGTGCCATCATCAATCAG